GGGCCTCGGCGGCGGCGCCGCAGATAGGGCATCCCTGCTCGCCTCCGGCTTCTCGTTCAGCGACGGCCTCGCGGCTGGCGGGACACGGGATCTCGTTCCAGTCCGGCGGCTCACTCATCGCCGCCGTCTCCGGTCTCGCCGAGAGCGTTGCGCATTTGCGACCAGATCCCGTCCGCCGCGGCCTCGACGTCGCCGTGCGCGGCCTCGAGCCATCCGGCGAGATGCTCGGTGACGCGGCGCACCTCGGCGCGGGTGGCGTCGTAGCCGGGGCACAGCCACCGGATCAGCTCGCCGACGTGCTCAGGCGGGCCGAGGCCGATCTGCGCGATGAGGTCTTCCATGCGCTTCACGGCGCCGGCCGCCGCGGGCTGCCCCTTCGGCCTCGGGCCCAGCCCGGCGTGCTCAGTGCCGGCCGGGATCATCCCGGCCGGCGGCAGGCCGGGTCCGGTCCCACCAGTAGGTGAGGGGGATGCCGCAGCCGGGGCAGTCGATGAGCCCGTATTTGGCCCGCTTGCCGCAGCGGGCGCAGTAGGGTCCGGCCGTTCCTCGATCACCTCGGCGTCGTGAATGTCCTGCGGCTCGGTGCGCCCGTTCTCCGTGCTGATGCCTGACCCGGCGAGCTGGGCGGCCTGCGAGGCGGTCACCGGGACGGGGGCGCTGCCGTCCTGCGGGTCGACAGTGCCGTATGCGGACACGGCGCGGAGTTGCTCCTGCCGGTACTCCGTCGACGTCGGGACATACGGTTCCAGGCCGCGCAGGACCGTCTTCTTCCACATGGACTCCTCCCACTGCCGCCATGGGGAGTCGCTCTTGTCCGAGCCGCGGGACTTGGCCTTGTGCCGCATGATCTCCGCCTTGCCCATCTGGATCACTTGCGAGCACCGGCCGCCGGGGAACGTCGCGTAGGCGTATGCGCCCCGCAGCGGGCCGCGTGCCTCGGGGTCGGCGAAGGCGTCGTACTCGTGCGCGGGCGGGGTGTCCTCCCCGCGGGAGGCGTAGCGGTCACGCTGGCGGACGACCTGCGCGACGACGGAGGACACGCCCCCCGCGCGGAACATCCGCTCGATGATGCCCTTGTAGCCCTCGATGCCCGTGACCTCATTCCCGAACGGGACGCGGTAGTAGTCGTCGGTGTCGGGCTCGTGGCCGAGGCGGGCGCAGTCCAGCAGCGCGTACAGCAGCGACTGCGGGTTCGCGATGGCGGCGTCGAGAAGCTTCGGGTTGCGGCGGAGCGCGCCCTGGGTGACGCGGATGACGGCGGACGGCTTTACGTGGGCGGCGGCGGCCATGGCGATGTCGGCCTGCCAGTTGCGGACCTTCCCGATGACGAGGTCGATCTCGTCGCGGCGGTCGACGGCTCCGGTGACGGTCTGCGCGGTCATGGCGTTTCCTTCTTTGCGGGGGTTTTCGCGGGGATGAGCTTGTCGGTGGTACTGGCCTTGCGGACGTGCTCTTTCACGTCGAAGACACTGCGGGTGGCGACGGGGGCGCCGTCGGCGAGGACGGCGCGGCGGGCCGGGCCGATGCGGTCCCGGATCCGGTTGGCGGCCAGTTCCTTCCGCTGCCTGGCGGTTTTCTCCCGGCCGCACGCGGCCAGGTAGGCGCGGGCCATGCCCTTGGGCACGACGGCGTCCTCGTCCTTCACCGACGGGTGCAGCCTGCGCAGCGCCTCGCCAGTAGCAGGCCGCCAGTCCACCGGCGGCGGCTCATACTCCGCGAGGTACCGCCGGAATCGCTCAGCGGCCGTGCGCATCAGCGCGAGATCACGCAGCGCGTCATCGTCCATGGTGAGCTCGTAGACGCGGAGCGTGCGGGAGTGCAGGAACAACGTGGCCACGTAGCCCGTGGTGACGCCGAGGACGTCCATCTGCCACAGCACCTGGCAGCGGTAGTGAACGGGGATCTCATCCGACCCGCCCGGTCCCCATCCGTCGTACCCGGCGTCCGTCTTGCACTCCAGCACGGCAGTGAGGTCCGGGTACTGGTTAGAGAACAGGCCGGGGCCGTCTTGCTGCCAGCCGCCGCCCTCGTAGACCAGCCGGTCCGGGGTGGCCATCTGCCATGGCCGGTCCGGGTGGGCGTACAGCGACCATGCCGCCTGCGCGTCCAGGCGGAACTCTGGCCGCAACTCGGCGAACCTGTCGGCGACGAAGGACTCCAGGTGGCGGCCGAGTGCCATGGCCGTGTTATCCGCCTGCTCCGGGAGGTCCCCGGTCTTGCGGTGGTAAAGACTGAACGGCGAGGAATACGGCGACAGTCCCATGACGACCGCGATCTCGGACGCGGTGATGCCCTGCCTGCGGGCGGCCAGCCACTCGGCCTCGCTTGCGGTGCTGGGCAGCACCAGCCGCGCGGCCATCACGTCACCCCGTCGTCACGTAGCACCGCGTCTGGCACGTGGCATTCGCACGCGGCGCACCAGCCGCCGTCGTCCAGGTCACCCCCGCAGTCCGGGCAGGACCAGATGTCGCCTGCGGGCACGGGCGGCCCGGCGAGGTTTGTCCGGGCGGAGCGCCAGCCGCCGCGTGCGCGCCGCACGGCCGTGTTGCGGCCGGCCCGGCTGCCCGCGTACCGGCGGCTCATGGCTGCGTCTCCGGATCATCGGGGAAGGCCACGGCGCGGATGAACTCGCACAGCCGCCCCGCCTCGGTTTCCGACAGATCGGCGGGCAGCACGAGCCGTGCGCGGATCCCGCCTTCGCGGACGGGGACCTCGTAGGGGATGCACGTGCCCTGAATGGGCCCGGCGCGGGTGCTCATGGCTGCCTGTCCAGTTCAGCCTGCAGCGCGGCGATGAGGTCGCGCACCTGGGGCGGGGTGAGGATGTGGTCGCGGCGGCCGGAGATGAGGGCGATGGCGCCGGGGCGGGTGACGATGAGGAACCCGGCGGCGCGGGTTATGGGCGCCCTGGTCATGGTCACTGCCGCACCCGCCGTTCCATCTCAGCCGCCCAGCCAGGGTCGTGGATGACGCAGGGCCGCCACACCAGCTCGCAGCCGCAGGGGTTCCCTGCCGGGTACTGCGCGCCGTCTGGCATGGATACGTGGTCATTCAGCCCGGCGCGGCCCGGTTCCGCGGGCAGGACGACGATGAGGACGGCGCAGGCGGCGAGGACGCCCAGCGGGATGCCGAACGCGATCAGGTCGGCGGTCATGACCTCACCCGCCGGATCAGCGTCTCGACGGACGGTTTCCCGTCGTTCTCCAGGCCGAGGAACAGGCGCTCCAGCCGGGAGAACTCGCGGCCGACCTTGTCCACGGCCGCGTCCATCGCGCGCTCGGTCGCTGCCATCAGCCCGGCTGACGCGTCTTTCACGGCGACCTGGAGTTCCTCGCGGACGCGGGTTTCCGTCTCGGTCCTGATCAGCGCCCGGGCCTCGGTGACGACCTGCCGCAGGTCCCGGGTGGCCTCGTGCGCGCGGCGGATGGTCTCGCGGGCCTCGCCCGTGGCGGCGATGAGGGCGTCAATGGTTTCCTGGCTGATCAGCTCGCCGCTCACCGGGCACCGCCTGCCGGGACGGGCCGCAGCGCGGGGCGGGGCGGGCGCTCCCGCATCCGGGTGACCATGGCGGCGATCCGCGCCCGGCTCTTGGCGCCCAGCTCGCGGAGCGCGCGGCGGCGCCTGCGGCCGCTACCGCTGCGCCACCAGTACAGCGCCGTGAGCACGGTTACGGCACCAGCGAAGACCGCCCAGGCCCGGCTAGGTATCAGTGCCCATCCGGTCGCGATCATCGCGTTGGCGGTGACGTCGGCGAGCGTGAGGCGCAGGCGGTGCCGGATGGTCCCGATCACGAAGACGGCGAAACCCGCATAGATGAGGAAGTAGCCCAGGCCGCTCACGGCTGCACCGCCGGGATGCCGCCGATGATGGAGTCGAGCATGGCGCCGGTGTCCCCGCCGTGGCCCCGGAACCCGGCGTCGGCGAGGTGCGCGGTGATGGCGGCGGTGACGTGGTCATCGCGGCGGCGGGTGATCAGCTCGTCGACGACGGCGTCCGCGCAGGACTGGCCGCCGCGCCAGTGCCCGGCCTTGCCGCACTTGCCGCAGTAGGGGTCGCCGCCGGGGGTGAACGCGTGCACG